AAGACGCCGCGGTCATTGACGACTCGACGTGGGGCGCGAAACGCCCCCTGCCCCCACGAAAGCCGAAATGAACCTGCTGATCCTGGATGTAGAGCACAGCCCAAACCAGGTTGACGCGTGGGGCCTGCGGGACCAGAACATCGGCATTAACCAGATCAGGAAGCCCGGCGCGATGCTGTGCTTCGGCGCCAAGTGGCATGGCGCCCCCGAGGACGAGGTGATCTTTGACTCGGTGCACCAGTCGACACGCAAACGCATGGTGAACCATCTGCACGCGCTGTTCACCGATGCCGACGTGATCCTCGGGTACAACTCGACCGGCTACGACACCAAAGTCGTGAACCGCGAGTTCATCCTGCAAGGCTTACGCCCACCCGCACCCTACAAGCAGGTCGACCTGCTGCGCGCCGTGCGCCAAAACTTCCGGTTCGCGTCGAATAAACTCGACTTCGTCGCACAGCAGCTCGGCCTCGGGGCCAAGACCGCCCATATGGGCCACACGCTGTGGTCGCTCTGCGAAGCCGGTGACCCGGAGGCATGGGCGCTGATGAAGAAGTACAACATCCAGGATGTGCTGCTCACCGAGAAGCTGTACGACCGGGTGCTACCGTGGGTCAAGAACCACCCGTCGCACGGGTCCATCGACGAGGCCAAGAAGTGCTGCCCAAACTGCGGCGGCTTCAAACTGCAACGCCGCGGGTACGCGCGCACCGTGGCTAATAAGTACGTCAGGTTTCAGTGCATGGGCTGTGGCACCTGGAGCCGCGAGGCGTTCACCGAGAACACGCGGCACGACCGCGAAGACATCATCCGCCAAGCATGACCAAAGACCAGAAGCTCGCCCTATTTGCGCAGATCAACGCAAACTATCCTGCACTCCGGGAAACTCTGACTGAGCAGCGGGCCGAAGCCCTCAAATACCTGATCGGCGCGGGCGACCTAGTCGCCGTGCATCGGGCACAGGGCAGGGTGGCCGTGCTCGACGAGTTCATCGAGATGTTAGCTAGCGCGCATAAGCATCTTCACAAATAAGTTAGCGCTCACTTGCGCTAGCTAACACTCTGTGTTAGATTCCAACCATAGAAGCTAACCGAACAGCCCTAACCGGCATCGGAGACCCAAACATGTCACTTCCCAAGCGCGTTCAAGCAGACCTTCAAGCGGCCGAAGCCCTCGAAGCCAAAATGCTGGAGCAGCGCAGCCAAGCACCTGCAACGGTGCAGTCGGTTGCCAGCCTCAGTGTTCCACCTGCCGCGAACGAGCCGCCGAGTGAGCCCCAGCAGGCCCCTCCGGTTGAACCGGCGCCCGCACCCGTCGCCCCCAAGGACGACTTCGAGCACAAGTACAAAGTCCTGCAAGGGATGTACGCCGCCGATGTCACCCGCCTGAACAAACAGAGCAGCGCAGTCACCAGCCAGCTTCAAACCCTGGCCGCAGAGCTGCAAGCCTTGAAGGCTGTGCGCGAGGCCCCGACCCAACCGGCGCCTGCTGATCCGAAAGACCTAGAGAATTTTGGCGCGGACCTGATCGAGATGGTCCAGCGCTACGCCGAGCGAAAAGCGGCGGAAACGGAAAGCCGCATTGCGGCACTGGAGCGGCAGGTACTCGGGGTAACCCAGTCCACTGCGGCGACCCTGGAGCAGTCGTTCTACGCGACCGTCGACCAGCTCGTCCCGGACTGGAGGGAACTCAACGAGAACCCGCGTTGGCTAGCATGGCTCGGTGAGGTAGACCCAGTCTACGGCGCCCCCCGCCAAGCAGCCCTCAACGCCGCCCACCAGAAGATGGATGCCCCGCGAGTGGCAGCAGTCTTCAACGCCTACAAGGCCACCGTTCCCGCGCCCCCGCCGCAGAGTTCTCTTGCCAACCAAGTTGCCCCGTCGGGTGCAGCTTCGGTCGTGCCAGCCTCTACCGCGCCAAAGCCAGTGTTCTCGGAAAAGTCCATCACGGACTTCTACAATGACCTAGGCCGAGGGAAGTACGCAGGGCGCCAAGCCGAGGCTGATGCCATCGAGGCTCAGATCAATGCTGCTGTGGCCGAAGGTCGCGTTCGATAACGCACCTGGTCAGAGCTACCGGAGTTAGCCCAAAATGACCACTGTTACCCCTGGCGTAGTGACGCCCGTCGGTTCGCAATTCAACACGAACCCCGCCTATTCCGGCACCTTCATCCCGTCCATCTGGTCGGCGAAGCTGAATGCCAAGTTCTACGCTGCGTCGACCTTCGCATCGATCTGCAACAAGAACTGGGAAGGCGACATCTCGAACCTTGGCGACAAGGTCATCATCAACAACATCCCGAGCATCGCAATCTCGGACTACGTTGTTGGCGGTAACCTGAACTACCAAACGCCAACCCCGAACACCATCGAAATGCAGGTGGACCGGGCCAAGTCGTTCTCGTTCCAGGTCAACGACGTGCTCGACTACCAGGCCAAGCCTGAGCTGATGAGCATGTTCAGCGACGACGCTTCGCAGCAAATGCGCGTGGTGATGGACTCGACCTGCATCTACCGCACGTTCTCGGGCGCCGCAGCGGCGAACCAGGGCGCGACGGCTGGTGTGCGTTCGGGCCTGTTCGCCCTGGGCACCACGGGTACCCCGTTTGCCCTGACCGCAGCCAACGTGCTCCAGAAGATTCTGGAACTCGCCTCGGTGCTGGACGAGCAGAACGTGCCCGACAATGGCCGGTACCTGCTGATCGACCCGTTTACCCGGACGCTGATCCTCCAGTCGACCGTTGGCCAGGCTTACCTGACCGGCGACGCGACTTCCCCGATCCGCAACGGCCTGATCGGTCGCATCGACCGCTTCGACATCTACGTGAGCAACCAGCTCCCGTACGCAGCGGCCAATGCAACCGTGTGGACCTCGGGTGACGGTTCCGAGTCGACGGTCGCAGCGACCACCAACGCGGCTCGTCGGCGTGCGCTGATCGCCGGTCAAACCACGGCGATTGCCTTTGCATCGCAGATGGCCAAGACCGAGACCCTGCGCAACCCGACGGACTTCGGCGACCTGATCCGCGGTCTCAACATCTTCGCGCACAAGGTCGTGAAGCCCGAAGCCCTGGCTCTGGCTGTCGTCAGCTAATCCTGAGTCCCCCGCTTCGGCGGGGGGTTTCACATCCACATAGGAGTTCCAAATGCCCCAAGGTTTCCAATTCGGTCTTGCCAACGGCAACGTCGACCTGTTCAACGGTACCGCCACTGCTGGCGAGACCACGCTCGCAGTCCAGACCACGCAAGTGGCCGCAGCTTCCCGTATCGTGAGCGGTATGAACCGCGTGATCCCGATTGCCGGTTCTACCGCAGTGCTCCTGCCGCTGAATCCGACGGTCGGCGCCCCGATCACGATTACCAACTACGCGGCCACCGCCGTCACCCTGCTGGTCTACCCGGCTTGGAACGATGTGGCAAACACCGCGTCGGGCGGCAAGATTGCGAATGCCGCGGCCAACGCTGCATTCTCCATCGCTCAGGGCAAGACGGCGACGTTCTACCCCCTGCCGACCAGCGCCGGGGTTACTACGCCGGCCAGCCTGGGTGTCGCGGGCACTGACTGGGCCGTTTCCTCGGTCGCGTAAGCCACAAGCTAACGCTGTTAGTGCATAATGCGCCGGGGTCACAAGCCCCGGCGTTCTCAATTCTGGACCCCGTATGCCGACCATCCTCGCCTCTGACATCATCGGCAAAGCCGCTATCCTGCTCCAGGACACGACCAACGTGCGCTGGCCGCAGGCCGAGCTGCTGGGCTGGCTCAATGACGGCCAGCGGGAAATCGTCGTCGCCCGACCGGACCAGACTGCCAAGTACGCCACCATCTCAATGGTCGCAGGAACCCGACAGTCCCTACCCACCGACGGTAGCGAGCTGCTGCGCGTGACCCGCAACATGGGTACTTCGGGCACCGTCCCAGGTACCGCAGTACGCAAAGTGCCGCACGACCTACTGGACTCGCAGCTTCCGGGGTGGCACAGCTCGGCCCCCGCTGCGACGATCAAGCACTACACGTATGAGCCCCGCGCGCCGCGATCGTTCTACGTCTACCCGCCGTCGGACGGCACCTCGCAGCTTGAAATCCTATACGCCTGCCCGCCTACGGCCATTGCCACGGTCGGCGGTCTCATCACTATCGACGACATCTACGCCAATGCTCTCCTAGACTATGTGGCGTTCCGCGCCTACAGCAAAGACCTAGAGGAGGCCGGCAACTCCGAGCGGGCTGCGCTGCACCGCAAGATGTTCGTCGAAGGGCTCCAGGCTAAGTCGGCGTCCGATGGCGCCGTGATGCCGAAAGACCAGGTACACGGTTGATGATTACACTCGACACGTTCCTGACGTACGTCCTGCCATTCGTCCCAGGATGCTCCGACCCTATGGCGATCCAGGCGCTGCGCCTAGCCGCAACCGATATGTGCAACCGTACGGACATCGTGCAGCGGGTTATCACGATGGACGCTACGACTGGGGTATCGGCATACCCGATCCCAGTACCCGCCAACATGAACCTGAACCGGATACTGAGCGTCGACTGGCAGGGTAAGCGCCTATCACCTGCCACTCCCGACGCAGTGGCGTCTGACGTGGCCGTGCGCGGCATCGCCATCGGCACTGCTAGCCCCCGCACGGGTGACCCGGCAATCTACTTCCAGGCACTACCAACGGACGACACCTTCCTGCTCTACCCAATCCCGGACTCTACTGTGGTGGGTGGGCTCACGATCCGCGCGTCATTCGCCCCGAACAACGCGGCCTTGACCGTCGACGACGTGCTGTTCGACGACTGGGTCGAGACTGTGGCTGCGGGCGCCTTGCAACGCCTTATGGCGATGCCGGGCCAGCAGTTCACCGACGTGCATGCCTCGGCAATCAATCGGGCTACGTTCGAGGGCGGTATCAACTTTGCCCGACGCGTCAAGGAGATGGGCCGTACAGCGGGATCGCAGCGCGCCGCCCCGCGCCGGTTTGCCTGATGCGCTTCGCTGTCCCTGCTTTCGCAGGCATGCGCCCGATGCGCGCGGCCGATCTGCTCCAGCCGGGTGAGGCACAGAACTCGGTCAACGCCAAGCTCACCAGCGGGGCGCTGACGCCGTACCTGTCGCCATCCACAATCCTAGCGCTCACGTCTGGCTCGCCAATCAAGACGATCTACCGCTTCGGGCAGTCATCGGCTTCGGAGACCGCATACTGGTGGCAGTTCAACGGTGACGTGGACGTGGTGAAGGGGCCGAATGCCACTGATACCGAGGAACGCACATACTGGACCGACGGTGTCTACCCGAAGAAATCCAACGCGGCCCTGTCCACGGTCTCGACGCCATACCCAACCTCGTCGTACCAGATGGGGATTCCTCCGTTTAGCGCGGCCATCACAGCTACAGTGACGGGTACGGCCACAGTTCCCACCGACCCTATCGAGTACGTCACCTACGTGGTGACTTACGTCAGCGCGTGGGCCGAGGAAGGCCCAGTAAACACCGCCAGCACTACGGTGGGGTGGCGAGCGGGGCAGACCATCACGTTGACAGGCTTGCCCACGGCTGGCCCTGGTGCGGGCTACAACATCATCTCCAAGCGCATCTACCGCTCGGCCTCGGGCTCGTCAAGCACCAAGTTCCAGCTCGTCACGCTCACCGACATGGCCATCGCTACGGCGAGCTACGTCGACACCGCGCTCACGGCCAATCTAGGCGAGGTGCTGGCTACCGACGACTGGATGCCGCCCCCTGCGACGATGATTGGCCTGACCTCGATGCCCAACGGGGTGATGGCCGGCTTCACAGGGAACACGCTCTGTTTCAGCGAGCCGTGGGCACCCTACGCCTGGCCGGTGAAGTACCAGCAGTCGACTGATGCGCCTATCGTGGGTATCTGCGCGTTCGACCAGTCGTTGCTCGTGGGCACGACGCGCAGCCTGTACGTGTTCACGGGCATCGACCCTGCGACGATCAGCTCCGAGAAGCTCGCCGCGGCCCAGTCAGTGGTATCCAAGACCAGCATGGTGGCGATGGCTGGGGGTGTGGTCTTCGCATCGCCGGACGGCCTATTCATGATGAGTTCCGGGGGCCTGGTCAACCTGACCGAGACCCTGATGACCCGCGTCGAGTGGCAGGCGTATAAGCCCGACTCGATCCGCGCGTTCGAGAGCGACAACCGCTACATCGCGTTCTTCGACACTGGAGCGCGCCAGGGGGGAATGATCTTTACGCTGGGCGCCAACCCTACGTTCTCCGAGACCGACGTGTACCCCACGGCTGGCTTCCGCGACAAGGGCCGCGACGCGCTCTACGTCGTCGTAGCCAACACGGTCAAGAAGTGGGACGCCGGCACGGCGCTGACGCAGACCTGGACATCAGGGGTCTTCCGCGCTCCGCATCCGGTCAACCTAGCCGCTGCCCGCGTGGATGCTGTGACGTACCCGGTGACCTTCCAGCTCTATGCCGACGGTACCCTCAAGCACACGCAGACCGTGGCTGACAAGTACGCGTTCCGCCTGCCATCGGGGTACCGCTCGACGCAGTACCACTTCACGGTGTCAAGTACCAATACAGTCCGCATGGTCGAGATGGGAACCTCCCCGCTGGAGCTGTCGCTTGGCTGACGACCTGAGCCTTCGGCTCGCACGAGAGTCGGCGGACGGCACGCTGAATACGGTGTCGGGGCCGCTCGTCCCGAACGTGCCCTCTACACGGACGAAAGATGTCGCCGCGGTCATCAAGGCGCTCGACGCGCTCAAGCAGATCAGCGACGTGCGCGAGGGCCGCTCGGGCAGCGCGATGGATAAGCACCTAACCCTGCGGGAGCTGGTGGACTCGGGTGCTCTGATGCTGTCTATCGGCGGGCAGAAGATCATCGGCGGCACGGGTTCGCTGGTGAGTGGCACGGGGGATACGACGGTCGTAATCAGCTCGGGCACAGGCAGCACCGTGGGGTATGTCGACCCGCGCCCCGTGCTGACGACGCCACCAACGATCACAGGGCTAACGGCCAACGGAGCGTTCAAGAACATCATTCTCGTGTGGGTGATGACCGACTACCGTAACCGGGCGTACGTCGAGGTGTGGCGCTCCACGTCGAACGCGCTGGGGACTGCCACGATAGTCGGTACGTCCACTGCGGACATGTATACCGATGGGTCGGGCGCAGCCGGCGTCACGTACTACTACTGGGTGCGGGCCGTTAGTCTTGAGGGCGTCATCGGGGCGTACAACGCCGTAGGGGGCGTATCGGCGTCGATGGGGCCGGACATCTCCATCATGCTGTCCCAGCTCACGGGCCAGATCACAACCTCGCAGCTTTTCAGCACGCTTAACACCCGCATCAACCTGATCGACGGGCCTTCCGGCACAGCCGGCACAGTGGACTACCGGATCGCTGCCGCCTCGACCACGCTGACCAGCAACTACGCTGCTGCGGACGCCGTGGGGTACACCAACGCGCAGACCTACGTGGCGACGTACGCGTACTCGAAGTCGACGGTCGACTCGTCGTTCACATCACAGTTCTCGGCATTAACCACTAACTACACCGCTGCCGACGCTGTCGGATACGCCAACGCACAGACCTACGTTGCCACCTATGCGTACGCAAAAGCGACTGTCGACGCTTCTTTTGCTTCGCAATTCAACCTGCTGACAACGAACTACCAGAACGCCGATACCGTAATTTCCGCTTCGGTCTCAACCGAAGCATCGGCGCGGGCCAGCGCCGACGGTTCCCTGTTCGCCCAATACACCGTCAAGATCGACACGAATGGCTACGTCAGCGGCTATGGTCTGGCCAGCACCAGCACGGGCGCTGCGCCGACCAGCTCGTTCATCGTCAAGTCCAACAGCTTCGCCATCGCCAGCCCGAGCGGCCCCGGCATCACGCCTGTGGTGCCCTTCATCACGCGCACCACGCCTACGACGATCAATGGCGTCGCGGTGCCCATCGGCGTCTATATGGACGCGGCGTACATCCAGAACGGGTCGATCACCAGCGCCAAGATCGGCAACGCCACCATCGATACGGCGCAGATCGCTAATGCCGCGATACAGAACGCGCAGATCGGTGATCTCCAGGTCGACAATGCCAAGATCGCCAACGCGACGATCACCGACGCCAAGATCGTCAGCCTGGACGCGACCAAGATCACGACTGGGTTCCTAGCTGCGGGTCGGATTGACGCCGGTACAATCACGGCAGGCATGATTAACGTCACCAGTTTGGCGGCGATCAACGCCAATATAGGGACGATCACTGCGGGCACGCTATCTGCCGGGACTGTGTTTGCCGGTGCACTGTCCGCGGCTACGGGCACATTTGCGGGCTCGCTGTCCGCGGCCACGGGGTCATTCTCAGGCTCGCTGTCCGCCGCCACGGGGTCATTCTCGGGCTCGCTGTCCGCTGCCACAGGTACGTTTGCCGGTACGCTGACCACCGCAGCGCTCGTTGTAGCAGGACAGACGTTAATCGTACCCGTCGCGGCGTCCACGACAGGCAACCAAACCTGCACAAGCACCTACGCAGATTGCAGCCTCACATGCGCCAGTATCGACCCCGGCTCAACGGGTAAGGTTCTAGTTTCCATCTTCGTTGACTTCACCTTTGGCCAACTCCTGGGCGGTGGGGACTCAGAGTACACCAGCTTCAACCCTCCGACATTCCAGCTTCTTCGGGGGTCGACCTCGGTCATGTCCTGGACCCCGCCAACAGGGGGCGTGAATGCATACCACCAGACGACCCAGGCGTCTTTCCTGGATACCCCAACCGCGGCGGCGGCGTATAAGGTGCAGGTCAAGGAGATTTCGGGCGGGTCGATTGCCGCGTCCATCCAGCGGCGATCCATCACAGTCGTGGGGGTTACGCGGTGAGTATTTTTGCCATCTATGCCACGGCTACCGGGGTCATCTCGGGCACGGTGTCTGCCGTCGGGCTCTCGAACGCCCAAGAGGTATGCAGCTCCGAGCAGAATGCTATCGAAGTGCCCTACGGCGTAGCGGACGACACCCACTACATCGACAACGGTGTGGCTACCCTCTACCCGCCGCGCCCCCTTCCAGTTTCGACGTGGGACTCTACAAGCAAGACGTGGGTCGACCCCCGAACGCTGGCCGACTTCAAGAAAGCCAAGGTGGCTGAGATGAAGGCCGCACGTGGCGCCTTCGCCCTCGGCACCTTCCAGGCCGCAGGGTTCGTGTTCGCCAGCGACGCAAGCTCGCAGACCCGGATCATGCTGGGGTTCACCAAGGCCCAACTCCAAGGCGCGGGGTTCTCTGAGCAGTGGCTACTGGCCGACGGTTCAGTGCGAACGCTGACTGCCGCCAACATGCAGACCCTGATTCTGGCGCTGTGGGACCACATCAAGCTGGCTGATACGACGCTCTACACCCGGACGCAGCAGATTGCTGCTGCGCAAACAATCCCTGATGTTCAATCTATTGTGTGGTAGCAAGCACTAACATGTTAGTTTACAATCACCCCACCCGAAAGGACTAACCATGACCCTTCCCGAACTCGAAGCCCTCGGCTGCTACATGAGCGCCGGTTTCATCGACCACTACGATGGCGTGCACACCCGCCTCGGTGAGGCCACCGCAGGCGGCGATATCGTCCTGTATCCCGAGAGCGAAGCGTTCCTGCGAACCCTCGCGCCTGTCTCCGACGAGTCGGTGGTCGAGAAGCCCAAGGCCCGCAAGGGCAAGAAGGCCGAGGCAGAAGCCCCCGCCGCTGAGTCGGAAGCCCCCGCTGCTGAGTCGGAAGCTCCCGCGGACTCCGACGACAGCCAGGGTGCCCTAGCGGACCTCGATGCCTTGCTGGCGGGCTGATGCAGAACTTCCTCAAGATCGCGGAGGGTATCGACACGACGCCGTTGCGGCTGGCCATCAAGCGCCGGCCAGAGCTGTGGCGGGAAGACACGTACCTGAGCGACTACCCGCAGGGGCCGTTCAGCGAGGTCGAGTCGATCATCCTGCGCTTCTCTAACCGTTCGGTACATGCGACTGAGGAAGCGCTCAGGGAGCACCTGGCCAGATTTGACCAGCACGAAAGCTATGACCAACCTTGCTACAAGCTGCTGCCAGAGGCCCGCCCGATGGTGATGAGCCTGATGGCGCGCGTGGCTGGCGAGCGGCTGGGCCGCGTGATGGTCAACAAGATCAAGCCAGGCGGCGTGGTGTTTCCACACGTAGACACGCCAGCCCATGCGGACTACTGGGACCGCTTCCACATTGTTCTGGAAAGCCAGCCCGGCGTGATCTTTCGAGCCGGCGACGAGCGCGTCTATATGCCGCAAGACACGGTCTGGTGGTTCCAGAACGCCGTCGAGCATGAGGTTATCAACAATAGCCCCGGCGACCGTGTGCACATGGTCGTGGACATCAGGACCAGCAAGTGAATCCGGTCTTCCAGGTCGAGAACTTCCGCCACTTCCAGCCCGAGCTGCCGCCCCTGTTGCGAGCGCACTGGCTGGAGGTTGCGCTCGACCACGGGGCCGTCCAGCTCGACCCGGACTGGGAGCGCTACTTTGCGCTGACCGATGCCGGGGCACTGAGCTGCGTGACTGTGCGTGAAGGTGAGGGGGGGCCGCTGGTGGGTTACCACATTGCCATTGTCAGCGGACACCTCCACTACAAGAACTCGAAGCACGGCATCACTGACGTGTACTTCCTGAGCCCTGCGTACCGCAGAGGGTTCACCGGTATCCGGCTGTTCAAGGCAGTCGACGCCGAGATGACCCGCCTTGGCGTGGTCAAGCGCGTCACTGGCACCAAAATCCACCTGGACATGGGGCCAATTCTGGAACGGCTGGGGTATCAGGAGACCGAGCACGTCTACACAAAGATTTTGGGGGGTTGATATGGTCATAGGAGCAATGATCGGGTCTG